TGATTTCACTCGTTCGCCGTGCAATGCCTAACCTCATTGCGTATGACGTATGTGGTGTTCAACCAATGACAGGCCCCACGGGCTTGATCTTTGCAATGCGTGCCAAGTTCAAATCTTCTGACGGAGATGAGGCTTTGGTTGACGAAGCAGATACAGGGTTCTCTAACGATGATGCCGCTGGTGATCTGACTTCTTCCGCAATGACAGGAACTAACCCAAAACTTCTGAACGATAGTCCTGCTGGAACTTACACAAGTCCTACAGGTATGACTACTGCTCAAGGTGAAGCATTGGGTGATGCAGCTGCAAACTCTTTCGCAGAGATGGCATTCAGCATCGAAAAGACAACGGTTACAGCAGTTACACGGGCACTCAAAGCTGAGTACACGATGGAACTTGCTCAAGACCTCAAAGCAATTCATGGTTTGGATGCAGAGACAGAACTCTCTAACATTCTTTCCACAGAAATTCTTGCTGAGATCAACCGTGAAGTTGTTCGTTCCTTGTATGTAACAGCGGTGCCTGGTGCTCAGGTAAACACAACGACAACAGGTACATTTGACCTTGACACAGACTCCAACGGACGTTGGTCAGTTGAGAAGTTCAAAGGTTTGATGTTCCAGATTGAACGTGATGCCAATGCGATTGGTCAACAGACACGTCGCGGTAAAGGTAATATGCTGATTTGTTCAGCAGACGTTGCCTCTGCACTTCAAATGGCTGGTGTGCTTGATTACACTCCTGCTCTTAACAACAACCTTAACGTAGACGATACATCTACCACATTTGCTGGTGTGATGAATGGTCGTTATAAGGTATATGTTGATCCTTATTCTGCCAACGTAGCTGCTTCTCAGTACTATGTTGCTGGTTACAAAGGAACATCACCTTATGATGCTGGTTTCTTCTACTGCCCATACGTTCCACTACAGATGGTTCGTGCGGTTGGTGAGAACACCTTCCAACCAAAAATTGGTTTCAAGACTCGTTACGGAATGGCTGCAAACCCATTTGCTGCTGCCGGAGCGGCGTCTGATGGTTTCCCTGCTTCTGGTCTTAATTCAGATGCTTCCTTGGATGCCAACACCAATGCTTACTACCGTAGGGTTAAAGTTAACAATCTTATGTAATAATAAGAAGAAACTTGACTACAAACTTAGAGGGTGCTTCGGCACCCTCTTTTTTTATAAATAGATGTTTGGGAGAATATTATGGTAGCAGAAGTACTTGCCGGTATCGCATTAGCAAAGGCTGCAGTTGGTGGTATAAAAAGTGCAATAGATACAGCAAAAGATGTAAATGATGTTGCACATTTTGTTGATGACCTTTTTAAAAGTCATGATCAGAGTCGTCAAGCTGCAAAGAAGGCACAAAAAAATAAAAAAGGTGATAAAAAGTGGAGAGACTACCTAAGCACTAAACTTAAAGATGGAGATGAAGATGTTAGTATGAGTGATACCATTGCAGAAGTAATTGAGCAGAAACAAATAGAAGAGGCAATGGAACATACAGCTAGACTACTGAATAAAAGATTTGGGCCAAATACATGGAATGAGATATTAGATTTAAGAGAACAACGTATAAAAGAACTCAAGGAAAAACGTAAAAAAGCAAAAGAGAAACGAGAAGAAGCAGCACTGCAAAAAGATTTAGGTTACGAAGATATATATGATAAGATTCTCAAAGCAATGTGGCAAGTGCCTGTCGTTTTAGGTTTTGTTATAGGAATGTGGTGGTTTATTTCTTGGGCTAGTGATGGCCGATTATCGTTTCTCTGGTAGGAGATTATTGTGGCTAAATACCAAGTAGGAATTTATAATAAGTGGGTACGAGACAGAGTTCGTGCTGGAGATGATCCACCAAAAGGCATAGACCCAGCATGGGAAGAAGTTTATTATTTTGATACAGAAGCAATAAATGAAGAGCAAGCAAAAGAAAAGATGTTACACCAATATCCTACCGCACAAGGATTTGTTATTGAAGGTGTTGAAAAATATCTTAGTTCATAGTTCAACTAAATAGTATCATGGCTAGTAATATTTCAATCGAAAGACAACCAACAAAGTTAGATTACGCAAGTCCAACTCAATTTAAGTTTGGTATACACCAGTTACCGAAGGTAGAGTTTTTTACTACCACGGCAACGGTGCCTGCGATATCACTCTCTGATGTTGTGATACCTACTCCATTTAAATCTATACCCATGCAAGGAGATCAACTCACATTTGATAACTTGACTATTAACTTTATAGTTGATGAATTTTTAGAGAACTATCTAAGTCTACATGAGTGGATGACTGCAATAGGATTTCCAAAAGCTAGAAAACAATTTTCAGATTTTAAAACAAATACATCAAACACCCCAGCATCTGCTAGAAGTTCAGCAAGTACAAGTGGTGATATTGGAGATGTGCAATCAGCATCACCTAACAATGCACTTTTTTCTGATGCTACTCTTACAATACTATCTAACAAAAACAATCCTATAGTAAACGTCTTTTTTAGAGATTTATATCCTATTGCAATGTCTGCCCTAGAATATAATCAGGCTGCAACAGACGTTGAATATATTACAGCATCTGTAGATTTTGCATATCAAATTTATGAGATTGAAACAATTTAGTAGTATAAATAAAAACGAGCAGAGATTTGATAGACTTTAACAGACATATCAAATCTTTAGACTTAAATTCTGGTGACAACTCGGCAGCCTCATCAGGGTCAACATAGTAAACAAGGAGTAATCAAACTCTGCTCAACCTTTTTGAAGAAAGTATATTATGACATTAGAAGAATTGAAACAAGAATCCTACAAAGACCTTCCTGTAAAAAATATGGAAAACATAGATCAGGAATCCTTTTACAATCAAGAAATAAAAGCTAAGTGGTTAGATTATAAAACAAGGTTTGAACTTTTACTTGCAAAAAGTAAAGGTGACTACCAAGTGTTATATCGTGAGAAGTGGGAATATTATGGTGGCAAGTCAGATGCAAAAGTCTATGCAGCAAAACCCTTTGACCTAAAGGTGTTAAAAACTGATTTACAAATTTATATCTCATCAGACAACGATATTATAGAGCTATCTAATAAAATTGCTTATCTAGAAACTACTATAAAGTTTATAGACGGTGTAATCAAATCCATAGACAATCGTGGTTGGGATATCAAACACGCTATATCATGGAAACAATTTGAAGCTGGAATGATGTAAATGGACGTTCAAGATTATATAAAAGTCTATGAGGATATTGTAGATAATAGTTTATGTAATGACCTTATGAAATTCAAACATGATTTCAAACCATCATCTTTTTCGAGTCACACAGAGGTTCATGAAGATTCTGTAAACCGTGTTGTGATGGATGACGTTTGGATTAAAAAAGACAGTGTGTTCTACACTCCTCTAAAAGATTGTTTTGTAAAAGCTATCAGACAATATGAGTATGAGTTTCCTCTTTTTATGTGTGAGCATACCACAGATTTTAGAATTAACAAGTATGGGCCTGGTGGATTCATGTCAGAACACGTTGACAATATTCATCACAGTCACGGACAAAAGTGGGGATACCCTCATGTATCTGCACTATTATATTTAAATGATGACTACGAGGGTGGAGAGTTTGTTGTAGCAGGAAAAGAGATTAAGCCAAACAAAGGGTCTTCAGTAATTTTTCCCTCTAATTTTCTATATCCTCATCAAGCAAAAGAAGTTATAGAGGGAACAAGATGGAGCATAGTAGCATGGTTGATGTAGTTTCTCATCATTTTTTTCCAACAGTAATTCATGAGTTTAATTTAGATATTGATACTCTTGATAAAAAACATATGGTGGAATATATTAAAAAAGGAGAAAAAAAATCAAGCGGAATGATACAAACTGAAGACGATGTTCATAAAATTTCTTACTTCAAAAAGTTCAAGGATGAAATTATAGAATTAAATAAAAAGATACTTGATAAGTTAGGGTATGAGTACGAGGATGTAAATATAACTAGTATGTGGGGAAACGTATTGCATCCAGGCCAAGCTCACTCTCCTCATACACATTCTAATAATTTTTTGTCAGGAGTTCTTTATCTACAGTCTGATGATCTATCTGGTGGTTTAGAATTTTTTGATCCTAGATCACAAGCATTAGTTCTATGCCCTCGTATAAAAAATGGTAATGTAATAAATGCTAATTCTGTTAG